TGAGCAATGCTCTTGGTGATGGATATGTAGCCGTCTTTTATATCCGTCCATTGCAGAGCGTATATCTCGCCTTTTCGCATACCCATGTAAAATGCTATGTTGAAAAATACATAGTAGTTCCATTCGTACATTGAACCGCCGTCCTCTGCTTCCTGAGCGTAATTCTTAGCTGCCGATATGTATTTCTTGAACTCGTCAGGCGTGTAGAAAAGCATTTCTTTCTTGGCTTCAAGGGGCGCTTTGAAGTTGCCTGCGGTTATAACGGGGTTTTTCGGAATGTATTCCATTTTCACAGCATAGTTCATCATTGCACGAAATTCGCCATAAATGTTCTTTCGAGTGACGATAGCCAATCCCTGTTCTGACAGCTCCTGCTTCCATTTCTGCACCATTGGCACGTTCAGATTATCTATCCTCACGCTTTCAAAGGTGGGCAGGACGTTCTTTTTCAGTATTCTTAGGGACTTGTCCAGTGACGTTTCACGGACCTCTGAACGCTTGGCGGTGATGTACTCCGTGAATAGCTGTCCGATAGTCATTTTTGAAGCTATCTCTTTAGCATTGAGCTTTTGTGTAAGCTGGATTTCAAGCTGCTTAGCCGTCTCTGCACCGAACGCCACACGGTCTATCTGATGAGGCTTTCCGAAACTGTCCGTATAATTGACACGCACACGATATTTTTGCAGACCGTCTTTTCTGATGTTCTTTCCGTTCTTGTCTGTCATTTTGTAGATCGGCATAAATATTCCTCCTATTCTTGACACTTCCTCGAAAGTGTGCTACAATAAAAGGGCAGAATTCGCCCTTTCGTGGTTGAAGTGGGTGTGAATTTTAATCGAGCTGATATTGGTAGTATCCGCTCTGCTCGCCTCTGAGTGTTGGTAGCACTTGGGGGCGTTTTTTTGTTATGATTTTATTCTGTATTTTCTTGGTGTACGAACAATGATAGTTATCATATCATTCTCGTTTTGCACTATATCAATTACTTTCGCTTTGGTTATTTTGGAAATTGCTTTCTTCTTTGCCTTTACATTCTCGATATCATCTGCAAATTTTAATTTAAGGGTAAATGACAGTGTTTTGGTATCTGTATTTATATCTTCTATCCTTGAATAAATTCCACACTTTTCGAGATAAGCAACTAGCATTGTAGATGAGCCGGTCAAATAAGATCTGAATAAATTAAGCTTATCATCAAATGACTTTTCTGTTTTATCAACCATATGTGAAAGCGTATCTCTGTCCAACAGCTTTATATCATTCACCTGTGCAAGCTGTTTGGCAGGCTCGGTAAAATACTGATTTGTCATAACGGCACCCTTGTCACATTGGTAGTATGCAAGTCCGCCGACAACTTCTTGTATAGGGGTGTTGTCAAGTTTGTGATTGTATCGCTTGCATTGTATTGCATATCTGACCTTGTCTTTCTCTGCAATGACATCAACGCCAAAGTCACCGGAGCCTCTTGTCACCTTAACGTGTTTGTAGCCGTTGGCTTTCAGAATATCAGCACAGGCATATTCAAATTGGTGTCCGTCCATTTTATCAAGTTGTTTCAAAGTATACTTTCTGTGAAGCTTGTGGTAAATGGTGCAGACCATGCTTATGAATATGATAACGCCGATCACGGTAGCAACTACCATAAGGTTATGTTTGGCTCGCTCGGATATGTGAGTTCTAATAAGGTCTATGATAAGAGCGATTATGCAGACAAATATCAGATAGCCGAATATAGTGGCAATGCAGCCCGGCTCTGATTTGCGTTTCTTTTTACCCATATACGTTTCTCCTAATTGATATTTGAAGTATCAGCAGGGGATTTTATTTTAACACTCTGCCCTGAGCGTCAGTGAAGTTTCCCTGAAACAAATTTATCATATCAACTATTGCTCCAATAAAGAAACCTCCGAAAGTAAAGAAGTACAGCAAACCTGTGCCAGCTTTGCCTACATAAAATCTGTTCAAACCGCCCAAGCCTAAAAAGGTCAGCAGGCAAAGTATTTCAGCTGTGCTTTTGCTCTTAGGGCTTATCTGCTCAACAGGAGCTTGCGGTGCGACCTGCTGGACGTTTGTAACGTATGTGATGTGCTGAACGATATTGCTGTTATGCTCAACGTGGTTATCAATTTTCTGTGGCTGCGGAAGTTCGTGACCACAATATTCACATACTGCTACGCCTGGTGCGTTTTCGCCTTTACAATTTGGACAAGTCATATTTTTTCCTCCCTATAAATCGACATTTGTAAACAATTTATGAAATCATTTACATTGTCTTAAATTGGTGATATAATGTATTTGTAATCATGCAGGAGAAAACTCTGTGTGCTATCCCTGTCAGTATTTGCGGTGCTGACAGGGACTTTTTATATCACCCTGTTATAATATCCATACAATTCACAGACCTTGACCATAAAATCTTCGGTCACACCGAAAAACTCGGCAAGTTCCCATATTTCAAGGATACCATTTTCAAATGCTTCTATCAGCTCGTCCTCTGTGACGAGCTTTTTTATTGCCCATTTATCTGCACGAAACTCCATTCGAGAACGAAGCTCCAGCGTTCTTTCATTATAAAATGCACCTGTTTCACAATGTCCCAGCTCGTGAGCCATTATGACAGTTTCTTCTGCTCTCGTGGTGATCTTCTTAGAGTCTACCACAATCGCACATTGTCCCCTATCACTAATGGATATGGACTTCTGCTCATTTCTTAGCTTTCCGTCAATAACTATAATGTCTCTGCCCTCCGCAAAATTGCGCAGTTCAGCACTATCCATATGTACCGCCTCTATTCTTTATTTTTCTTATCCTCTCTCATCTGCCGTGCTATCTGAGCGTAATGCTTTACGTCTGCAAGCACATCATCATCAACGTCTGCCGTCCCCCAGAGAGCGAACTTGATGTTATCGTCCATATCCGAACTCTGTGACTCGGTCTTATTGCCTGTCATGAGATAGTCTGTTGAAACGTCAAAAAGTTTCGCTATCTTTGAAATCGCCTCAGAGGAAAGAGTTTTACTTCTACCTTGTTTCAAATCTGTGATAGATCCTCTACTTACCATTGCTTCTTTACACATTGCCGTTATTGAAATTTTATGTTCCTTGCACAGATTTTCAATTCTTATGTACAATTCTGACATAGTTACACCTCGATTTTTGTGCAACCGTACAATCTTACGACATTCCGTAATAAAGATTAATTTAACTATTGACATTTACGGAGAAACGTAATATAATACAAACATAGACAGTACGGAAGAACGTAATAATTTATCTCACAAATACATTGTATTACATTTTTCCGTAAAAGTCAATACTATAATCAGTTGTATTTTTAAATATTGTGCAAAGGTGGTGTTAATTATTAGTGAACGTAAAAGACCACTGACAGAGTACGGCGTGGAAGTCAAGGTACGTCTTGTTAAGCTCAACAAGACACAGAAGTGGCTCATTGAGGAAGTCAAGAAGCTTCTTCCTGAAACTTATCTCGATACATCAAACCTGTATAAGATAATGACAGGCGAGATAAAGTCTACCAAGATAGAAACGGCTATCAATGAAGTCCTTGACATTAATTATACTCAGAACGCTGAAAATGTCAACAGCTAACAGTCCGATTGAACGGACAGAAAATGAGGAGGTACAAAAAGAATGAAACTGTACAAGGTAACAACGGCAGACCGGTATAATCGCAACTGGGTCTATACAGTATCCGCCGATAGCGAACGTGAGGCTTTATGGAAAGTAAAAGCGAACGCTATTAGTTCGGGTGAAACCGTCTCGATTATCGAGGAGGTGAGATAAATGAGGTCACCTGACATTGAAATGGCAGTGCGGCTGTACTATGAAAAGCCCGAAATAACCAATGCGGATATCAAGGAGCTGTTCAGCACAGGTGAAACGCAGACTATCAAGATCAAGAAAGCTGTTAAGGAAGAAATGGAAAAGCGTGGTGTGAAGTCATGGCTGCCACACTCGGTTAATACCGAGATAGCCTACGAGGTGTGGGGCATTGATATCGACAACTTCGAGAAAAGGCTTAAAAAACTCCGCACACTTTACGGAAAGGACGTGAGAAAATGATAGCCGTACTAGAGATAATCAGATGTGCCGCAGCGGTAGCGCTCTTGGTGGTGCTTACAATGTATGTAGCATACAGGTGGTATGTAAGCGTAAAAGAAACTGCCTACGAGGAAGCAGAGGAGAGCATAAAGCGTGCGGTGAGAGAAGCAGGCAGACCCGTGGTCAAGGTCGAAGTTGAAATGAAAGGAAAGTGGTAAAATGTTGTTCATAGTGGGTATCATAGCGGCGGCTATAGTGGTGCTGTCGGCACTGTATGGCGTCGTAGCGTTGATGATAGAATACAGACACTGGGAAAAGGAATTTGAGGAGGACGAAGACGATGATAGTGATGAGAGAGGTTTTTAAGAGGGACAAGCCCCTTGACAAAGGCAGTGGAGCGGTCAATATCTGCGTGTTCCATTCAAATGTCAAGCCTGACGAATGCGGTGTGCTGACAGTAACGCCAACGAAGGACTACTGCCGCAGATGTGCATTTTACAAGACCCGTGAGGATTTCGACAGAGGGCTTGGCGATGCCACAAGGTCGCTGAGGGATAAGGGGCTTGAACCTGTGAAGAAGATGGACTATGACGGCAAG